CAAGTCGCAAAATTATTTGATGGACTATCGTAAGTCGCTGTTAAAGTTCCACCTGTTGTGCAGGTAAAGGCATTAGAAGAACTATCTAAATCTAAATTTGTTCTGTCTTCCATTTTTAGAAAAACTCCATTATTTCCTGGGGTTGCATAAGCTGAAGTTTTAATTTTCCATATTCCTGAAGTTGAATCAGTTTCACCAAACTCTGTTGGTGCTAAAGCTGAACCATCTACGAATTGAACATGAGACATCTCACCACTAAAATATTCTGCACTATTAGCAGCTCCTAGTTCGAACACTCTTGTATCAGCATTCATTATACTTACCAAACCTGAATCAGGATTCCCATCATCCTCAAAAGAAGTTTCTTCAACTCCATTAATATACATTCTTAGTCTATCGCCAGGAGTTCCATTATCGCTATCAAATACAACAACGACATGATACCAAGCTCCTACATCTCTAAATTTTCTATTTGTCTTTAATCTTCCTGAATAACCACTATTCCATTGATAAAATTTTAGTGAATCGTCAGCTGGTAGCTGTAATTTCACAAGATTATCGCCATCCACATAACAGCTCATCATATCTTGTGCGACACTAAGTGTAGCTCTTTTAAACCAACAACTAAAAGTCCATTTCTTATTATCTGTGGGTGCTACTTGTGTATAAGTTATTCTTGTACTTGCCATAATAATATCCTAGTTAAATTGTCCTCCGCCTGTTGCTCCGTAGCTAGACGTTAAAGTAAATATTCTATCAGCCGTTTGCGCCTGCGCATCGGTTGCTCTAAGCGTAAACGTAAATGTAGTTGCTGCCGTATCATCAGCACCGAAATCACTTGTAGTTATAACACCTGTTGAAGAATTAAGCGAACAATTTGCTAAAGTCGCATTTTCTAAAACATCTGTAGTTTCAGTATAAGCTACAGTATCTCCTGTTGCCGCCACCGTTGCCACTGTTCCTGAAAAATTTCCAGCAATAGTTCCTATTGAACCAGCAGTCGTTGTCCAAACTGGTGCATCGCTTACTGTAAGTTCAGCACTGGTTGTTCTAACTGCCAATCCTGAATTTAATTCTATTCTAATATAATAAGTTCCATCAGTAGGTAAAGTACATCCAACCGTTAATTGTGTTGTTGAATCTCTAGTAACACTACTAGCGGCAGTAATCACTCCTGTAGAACTTTGAAACTCTACCGTTGGTATTCCACTTCCACCAAAATTAGTTCCCACAATAACCACTGAAGTTAAATCATTAGTTACGGTATCAGGCGTAACCGAAGTAAAGGTTGGATAAGAAGTTACTGTAACAGAACCTCCTAAAGAAACTGAACTTCCATCAATGGTAATAGCACTATTCGCTAATTTAGCATTAGTCGCTGCTGAATTTAAAATTTTAACCGTTGTTACCGCATCGGTTGCTAAAGCCGTAGCATCCACTGCACCTGCTGCAAAATCAGCAGATGTTAAAGCGGTTGCTGGTGGTTGTCGCCCAATGTAAGCCATTGTTTATTTTTTAATCTCCTATGTACTAATTGTATCTATAACTGAAACAGCAGTATCTAATGATGATGCTGTATCGCTAACGGCTGTAATCTTATCACCTGAAGCTAAAACAATTTTACTTCCTCCATCAATCAGTTCTAACGAACCTCCTGCTGGAATAGGAACTGTTTTAATCAAATAATAATTGGTTGCAGAACGGATAATATAAACATCTACATTAATTGTAGTAACTGCTACATTAGCACATCTGATTCCAATTACAGCATCGTAACTATCAGCAACAGCAAGAATGTCCACTGGAGATGTTCCTGTGTTTCTTGTTATTTGATTTCTGAAGTTTTGAGCCATGTTATCCTCCTATTAAAGTGCTACACTCATTGCAATACTGAATCCAGCAGATGCTTTAGTATCTAATTGATCTTGAGCATTAGAGCTTAAACTATTAATGTACTGAAATTCAGTATCACTAACGGTTCCGTTTGCAATTTTTGCTGCTCCAATACTATCTATTGCCAAATTAATTGTTCCTGAGCTGGTAATTGGCGAACCAGTTATTGTAAATTCACTTGCTCCTGCATCAGCCACTGCAACCGAAGTTACCGTACCTCCTGCACTTGGAAAAATTTGAGTAAAGGTAATAGACGCTACACCGATTGTACCACTATCTGTCGTACAAAGCCACATGGTATCAGCATTTGTTGTACCTTCTTTTATAATTGTTAATTGTCCAGCTAATTCAGCAACCGTATTAAAATCTGGATCTCTTGAAGCTGTCCCTGAAGCTACTACTACATAAATTCCATTTTGAGAAGTAGTCGTTTGATTTTTAACTAATACTTTGTCGTCTGTTGCTAAAGTAACTCCGTCTAATGTATCTCCATTTTCAAGATCGGTTGCTAATGAAATGTTAGCCGTTGTTGCTGAACGACAAATAATTCTTGTTTTTAATCCTGTAACTAAATTATCGACATATGTTTTAGTTGCAGCATCAGAACCTGCACTTGGAGAACCTAATCCTGTAATCGTACCTCCAGAAATTGCTACTCCACTTGCCGCTTGGATTGCCATTGAAGCTAATCCTAAAGAAGTTCTAGCTGTAGCTCCTGTTTCCGCTACCCAGTTTGAACCTGATCCTACAATAAAATTACTATCAGTTGTTGAAAGTCCTGCAATATCTGCAAGTCCTGCATCATACGCTTGAACATTAGTTCCGATAGCTAAACCTAAATTAGTTCTTGATGTTGAAGCCGAAGCCACATCAGATAAATCACTTGCCGCTACTAATTTTGTTCCTAGTTGAGTTTGAATCGCAGAAGTTACTCCTGATACATAACCTAATTCTGTTGATGTAGTTGCTGATACTCCAATTTTTCCTGAGCCATTTGATAAAACTGCTTTGTCGGCAGTTAAATCAGAAGAAACAATAGTAGTGGCTGCTCCTGTAATGGTATCGCCTTTAGCATCTATTTGTGTTTGAATATCACTTGTTACTCCATCTAATCGTTGAAATTCTGTATCTGAAACTGTGCCGTCTGCAATATTAGCTGCTGAAATTCCAGTCGGTAAAGAAGTATTGGTTTTTGATAAAGCTCCTAAATAAACATAAGTAATGGCTTCACTAGATAATGAACCACTATCCCAAGTTACATTAACTGTTGTGTTTGTTGAAAAGGATGAACTAGAAATCGTTCCATAAATTGTACTAGGAGTGGGTGCTGTAAGTTTAATTCTTCTTCCAGCATGATAGACAGAAGTTACATCAATTCCTGCTATGGTAAATGAAGTGGATGAAACATACGCATACGTTACACTTGCATTTCCATCTCCGTATTGAACCCATTGCGAATCATTAAACCAATCTCTAGTATTTTTCATTAATGCTCTAATGGCATTATTCAAATTACTAGGTAACATTCCTTCTGCTACATTAATGGTATTGAGTGATGTATTATCGGCTTGGGTTGTTGAGTAATCTTTTATATTTGTTGTCATTTATTTAATCTATAAACCATGAAAACGCTTTAGCATTTTCGTCATTATTTTTATTTATTAAAACATTTACCGCTTCTTCTACTTGTCTTTGGAAGAACTCTTGGTGTTCCATACTATAACGAATATTGTCTATATTAATATCTGTAGCCATTATCGTTGTCCTGCTCTTGATGCAATAAAATCAACACCTTGTGCATGAGTCCAAGTTGATCCTGCAGCAATTTTAACATTCGCCCTAACATATCTTCCTGATGATCTTACTGGTACTGAACCGCTGGTTACCATTGAACTATAAGAAGATGTAGTAGCATCGTTTGCTAATCGTTCCCTTGTTGTAATTGCAACCGTTGCCGTTGCATCTACAATGGGTCTGACTTCCGTTATATCTGATCTTAATCCAGGAAACAACTCAATTTCTTTTGTTTCAATTTCCACATCATTACTGTTACCAGAAAAAATAGCAGCCTTATAATCTCCATCGATAGCTCCTAAATATCTTTGTCCTCCTAACCAAAAAGCCGTATCTAAAGCAATATTAATATTATCTAAGTTTGAGGATATTAAATCCATTGTTTCTACCGTATAAGCTCCAACGAATTGAGAAAAGATGGTACTAGCCGTTGCTTTAGCAAAAGACCATTTTTCAGTAACATAATTATAAATTAATAATTTATCACAAATTCCTGTGGTATTCGCTTGATTGTCCGCACTTGGGTATAACCAAATGGCTAAAGTATTAAAAGGATCAACCGCAGCTACGATTCGATCTGAAAAGGCTTTATCTAAATCTATATCAAAAAAACGATTAACTTTTTCAGCTCCAATCGGTTTGATGTTATCTCCTTGTACTTCAAAGAAACCATCATCAGCATAAAAGAAAACCCTTCTATTATCTTGGCAAACTGTTTTTCCATAGACTGCACCTCTGTTTGGTGAAACCACAGAAAATCTAAATACGGTTGAACCACCCACATAGTCCATACGAACTATTTCATTTTGTCTAAAAATATAACCATACTCCCCAGACGTAATCGCTACAATCTGTCCGCCTGATCCTGGTAAGTCTTGGTAGTCGGCTTGTTTTGATCCTGCTGTCCAAGTGGTAATATCATTAATTCCTGCCCATTGAACTCTATTAGTTGCTCCACTAATATTTCCTGTTATTAAAAAATCTCTTATCACTCCTGACGTTCTGAATAAAGGAGGAGTACCATCCGTTGCAATCGCTGAAAGATTAGCAAAGTTCGTTGAAGTTCCCATTAAATAATATTGGGGTGTGTCCACTCCATTACTAACAATGAGATAATCTCCAAATTGAGTAAAGGTAAAATAATCGGTATCGCCTCCAGTTAAACTTGATTTTCTTGAAGTAAAAGTTCCTGAAGATAATTGATAAATGTTTGTTTTGGTTGCAGCAAAATTATAGCTAGTATTATCAGTGGATCGAAATGAACCTGCTGCTTTAGATAAAGCTCCAATATCATTAGAACTATAAGAAGTTAAGGAAGGAAAAGGTTTGTAGCTTCTAGCAGCAAAATAAACATTCTTTGCTACATTCGCACCAGGATTCATAAACTTAGGTTGATCTGGTAGCCATTCTCCAAAAGGTAATTGCATTATAGTCCTAACTGTTATTGGTTAGAATTGCTACATTGTTACTTTGAAAAGGTGCAGCAACTGTTACATCAGAACGCTGTTGTAAAGGTGAACCACTCCAAGTATCTTCTTTGTCGTTTCTTTCTAGTCGTTCCATTCCTGATGTATAAAGTCTTAACCAATTTTGTAATTTCGTTGGTTCAATACCTCCTAAAAAATTAGCGGCATGATAAAGAGAACCATATAAATAAATACCTGGATGATTAGTTAAAATATAATTTGTGGGATCAGAGCCAGATAAAGCAGTAATAGCTTTATAATAATTTAAAGTTGCGGTGTAAGTCGTATCAGGCGTTGTAGCAAATCTAAAATTATCTCCTATAATCGTATAGCGTTTAGGTGTTCCAGAAGTTGAACTGGCATAGATAGAATCCATTTGAGATGGAGTTGTATAAATTAAAGGTTTTTTAACAGACCCTTGAACAATATAAAAATCTCTGACTTGTAAAAAGCCTGTGGGTAAAGCTACCGTTTCTGCTGAAACAGAAAAGGCAGAAT